GGAACAAACTTCTATCAAACATTTGAAGTTGAAGATTATTTTGTTTTCTTGAGCCTTGATGGGGGGAGGGGGAGTCGCCTAAATGACCCCCCGCCCTCATCGTCGCGCCCTCCATATTTTCCCCGGAGGGATATTTGGAAAGCCAATTGGGGTCTAGGTTCTAGGGCTCTCAGGAAGTTTTTGTGTGCTCCTTTCTTCCTGCTGGTCTCGCTCACATCGGGCCCTAGAATCTAGTCCTCAATTGGCCCCAAACGCCCTCTATCTAAGGAGCAACTATGGGTAAAAGGGCCTCAACCCCCTCGAAACCCGCTCGAACTGTGGAGCAACGCGAGGCGCAGATGATCAATCTGGCCCTTGAGCTTGCTGAGAAGCAACTTCGAGAGGGTACAGCACCGGCAACAACGGTGAACCACTACCTCAAGCTCGCCTCCACAAGAGAACAGCTCGAGGTAGAGAAGCTGAGAAACGAAACTGCACTCCTCGAAGCAAAGAAGACGGCACTAGTCAGTGCTGAGCAAGCTGAGAAGATTGCCAAAGAAGCGATCGAAGCCTTCCGAACATACTCTGGAGCGGGAGATGTTACGGACGTACTCTGATTTGGTCCGACTGCCAACGTTTGAAGAACGATTCGACTATCTATCACTCGATGGGCAGATCGGAACAGCCACGTTTGGCTTCGATAGATACCTGAACCAAAGATTCTACTCCTCAACCGAGTGGAAGAAGGTCAGGAACTTTGTTCTGGCTCGGGATGAAGCCTGTGATCTCGGAATCGAGGGCTTGGACATCAAGTACATGCCGCTGATTCACCACATGAACCCAATCCAGCCCAAAGATCTCGAGGAATTCAATCCAGACATCCTTGAGCCAGAGTTTCTCATCACGACAACCAAGAACACCCACAACGCGATACACTTCGGAGACCGATCGAGGTTGACACCACGAGTTGTTGAGCGTCGACCGAATGATCAAGCTCCCTGGAGGATCTAATGGGAACGATTCTTGAAGACGTAAAGAAGGCGCTCGGCATCGTTCCGGGATATGACGCCTTCGATGATCAGATCCTGATGTACATCAACTCTGCACGGATGGATCTCGCACAATTGGGGCCAAAATGCCTCGGGATCATTGAGAAGGATTCTCAGTGGTCTGTCTTTCCGGACATTCAGGATGAAGCGGCTATCAAGTCGTACATCTCACTCAAGGTCCGGCTCATGTTCGACCCGCCAGGAAACTCCTTCTTGGTCACGGCATACCAGAAGCTGATCGAGGAGGCAGCATGGAGACTGATCTACCAGACGGAGGGGAAGTCCTAGCCCATCATGGCGTAAAAGGCATGCGTTGGGGAGTCATCACCAAGAAGGCTTCCGCCGGACGCAAGGCCACTGCTAAAGCTCTTCGAAAGGCTGGACGTGGAACCGTCAAGACCGTCTCGGGAACAGTCAGCGCCACAAAGCGCGGAGTCAAGACCGTCCAGAAGGCCCACGAACGCCATCAGGAACGAGTCATCCGTCGGACCCAACGCAAGGCCGAGATCAAGGCTCGAAAGAAGTTCGCCAAGAAGGGCTACCGAAAGCTCAGCGACACCGAGCTTCAGTCCAGAATTAAGAGGCTGGAGCAAGAGAAACGCTATCGGGAGCTCAAGGCCGATCGCCACCTGGTTCGAGGTCGTGAGGTCACTCGACAGATCCTCGAAGGGTCTCTCACTAAGGCCGGGACGTACGCCGGAAACAAGCTGATGCGTTCAGCCTTCGACAGTGCTTTCGAGCAAGCCACCGGACAGAAGTCCGGTAAGGAAGGCGGTATCGCCGACAAGGTGAAGAAGGCCGCAGAGAAGGCTAAAGAGGGCGCTGAGGAGGCAATGGCCGCTGCGAACGAGGTTTCTACCCAGTCGAGGTCCGAAGCCAAGGCATTGATTGATAATACTCGAACCAAGAAGGTCAAAACTCCTAAACAGATCGAGAAGCCCAAGTCGTACAAGCAGACTAAGCCCTCGCCAAAGAAGAAGCGGCGGCCTCGTAACCCGGGGAGTCCGCTGAAGTAATGCTCTCGAACACCGCAGTACCAAAATACTACGGACAGTTCCGGGATGCAGTCATCCGAGGCGAGATTCCAGTATGTGAAGAGATCTCATGCGAGATGAATCGGATTGATGCGCTTGTCGCCAATCCAGAATACTACTACGATGACCAAGCCGTAGAAGGATTCATCGCATACTGCGAGAACGAGCTTACGCTGTCCGACGGGGCCGACCTCCATCTGCTAGACAGCTTCAAGCTCTGGGCCGAACAGCTACTTGGCTGGTACTACTTCGAGGATCGTCAGGTCTTCGTCCCATACGAGGACGGAGTCGGCGGTCGATACGAGACAAAAACAGTAAAGAAGCGCCTCACGATCAAGCAGTATCTGATCGTTGCTCGTGGAGCAGCGAAGTCGATGTACATGTCTCTCATCCAGAACTACTTCATGGTGATTGACACTACTACGACGCATCAGATCGCTACGGCTCCGACCATGAAGCAGGCAGAAGAGGTGATGGGTCCATTCCGGACCGCAATCACTCGAGCCCGAGGTCCGCTGTACAAGTTCCTCACCGAGGGATCCCTTCAAAATACAACTGGCGCGAGGGCTAACCGCCAAAAGTTGGTTGCTACGAAGAAGGGCGTTGAAAACTTCCTGACGGGCTCCCTGCTTGAAGTCCGCCCCATGTCTATCGATAAGCTCCAGGGCCTGCGCCCGAAGGTTTGCACAGTTGATGAATGGCTCTCGGGAGACATTCGAGAAGACGTGGTTGGTGCACTCGAGCAGGGAGCCTCGAAGGTTGACGATCCGGTAATTCTAGCCGTCTCCTCCGAGGGAACCATCCGCAATGCGGTAGGCGACACCATGAAGATGGAGTTGCTCAAAATCCTGAAGGGCGAATACGTCGCCCCACACATCTCAATCTTCTACTACAGACTTGACGACATCAAGGAAGTAGCAGATCCTGCTATGTGGGTGAAAGCCCAACCGAACATTGGTATCACTGTGTCCTATGATCGGTACCAGCAGGACGTCGAGCGAATGGAACAAGCACCTGCTGCTCGAAACGACATCCTCGCTAAGAGGTTCGGAATCCCTATGGAAGGGTACACCTACTTCTTCACCTACGAGGAGACAATCCCGCACAGGAAGAACACGTTCTGGAACATGCAGTGCGCTATGGGCGCCGACTTGTCCCAGGGTGATGACTTCTGTGCGTTCACCTTCCTGTTCCCACTCCGAAACCAAGCGTTCGGAGTTAAGACACTGGCATACATCTCCGAGTTGACTCTCATGAAGTTGCCCGGAGCACTACGACAGAAGTACGACCAGTTCATACAAGAAGGAACTCTCCGAGTAATGGAGGGAACTGTCTTGGATATGATGGAAGTGTACGAGGATCTGGACCAACACATCGAGGACCAGAAGTACGATGTCTCGGCGTTCGGGTTCGACCCATACAACGCCAAGGAGTTCGTGACTCGGTGGGAACAGGAGAACGGACCGTATGGTATTGAGAAGGTGATCCAGGGAGCCAGAACCGAATCGGTCCCCCTCGGCGAGCTCAAGAAGCTTGCTGCAGAACGCCTTCTCATCTTTGACCAGGAACTCATGTCGTTCACCATGGGAAACTGCGTAACTCTCGAGGATACCAACGGAAACCGGAAGCTGCTGAAGAAACGCTCGGAAGAGAAGATCGACTCGGTGGCTGCTCTGATGGATGCCTTCGTGGCATACAAGATCAACAAGGAGGCATTCGAATGAGCGAGGAGGTGAAATGGGTCTTAGTGATCGATTGAGCCACGCCTGGAATGCATTTACAAGGTCTCCGGACAAGAAGAACTTCACACCGGAATACGGATCGTGGACCTTCGGAAATCCGAACCTGAACTACCGTCCTGTCGTCGGTGATCAGACTATAGTCACTAGCATCTACAACCAGATCGCTATTGATGTCTCAAATGTTCCGATCCGCCACGTCAAGACCGATGAGAATGGTAATCTCAAGAGCTACTACCGCAGCTATCTCGACGACTGTCTTTCTCTCAGCGCTAACATTGACCAGACGGGACAGGGATTCTTCCAGGATCTCGTCCTCACCCTGTTCGAGGAAGGTGCTGTGGCTATCGTCCCTGTCGATACGGATGTAAGTCCGGATATGACTCAGGGATATGATGTCAAGTCGATGCGTGTTGGTACTATCCTCAACTGGTACCCACGGCACGTCCGGGTGGAAGTATACAACGACCAAACCGGACAGCGGGAACAGCTCACTCTTGAGAAGGACTTCGTGGCTGTTGTGCAGAATCCTCTGTACAGCGTTATGAATGCTCCGAATTCTACGCTTCAGAGACTCACTCAGAAGCTGCATCTTCTCGATGCGATCGATAAGCAGTCTGGATCTGGAAAGCTGGACATTATCATTCAGCTTCCCTACGTGGTCAAGACTGAGTTGAAGAAGCAGCAGGCGGAAGCCAGGCGAAAGGCGATTGAGGAGCAGCTCGCGGGCTCTCAGTACGGTATCGCTTACACCGATGGTGCTGAGCGAATCACCCAGCTGAACCGACCTTCCGAGAACAACCTCATGAGTCAGATCCAGTGGCTCACGACGCAGCTGTATAACCAGCTCGGAATGACGGAAGACGTCTTCACCGGCAAGGCTGATGCTCGTCAGATGCTGAACTACCAGAACCGAACAGTTCGCCCAGTTCTGAAGGCGATCACTGATGCCCTCACCCGGACATTCCTCACGAAGACTGCCCGAACGCAGAAGCAGCGGATCATGGCGATCGAGGATCCGTTCCTCAACGTCCCGCTCGAGGAGATGTCCACGCTGGTCGACTCCGTCAAGCGTAATGAGATCGGCACAGCCAATGAGCTTCGTCCGAAGTTCGGCTGGCCTCAGTCTGATGAAGAGACGGCAGACCAGTTGGTGAACTCCAACATCAACCCGGCAACCGAGATGGAACCGACGGCCGAAGAGCCACTCGACGAAGTCCAAGCTGCCGACGTACCAATTTCCGAACTGATGGAGAGTAGTCAAAATGGCAGTTAAATGTGACTTCTCCGGCTACGCCACCAAGAATGATGTTCGGTGCTCGGATAACAAGATCATCCGACATGGCGCATTTGCGGCGTATGACGGGAAGACCGTACCTCTGGTCTGGCAGCACAAGCACGGGGATGTTGAGAACGTCCTTGGGCATGCCGACCTTGAGGTTCGTGAGGATGGGGTTTACGCCTACGCCCATCTGAACAACACCGACCGTGGGCGGACTGCTCGAGAGATGGTCCGAAACGGTGACGTAAAGGCGATGAGCATCTACGCCACCCACGTTCGCGCTAAGGGCAATGATGTTGTCCACGGCGAGCTCGTTGAGGTGAGTCTGGTGCTCCGCGGCGCCAACCCTGGCGCCCTCATTGACCAAGTCTCCATCGAGCATGGGGATGACGGGGAGGAGATTGCAGCTGTGATCTACACGGATGAGGATCTCGACTTCGTCTCTCACGGCGATGAGGATGAGGACTTCGAGGTGGAGGAGACGGAAGACGTCGAGCACGCCGAGGAGGAGCCTGAGGCCGACGCTGAGGGCGACGAGGACGACCCCACTCTCGGGGAGATCTTCGACGGTATGACTGAGGAGCAGAAGACGGCGGTCTACGCCATCGTCGGACAGCTTGTCGAGTCTGCCGATGAGGAGGCGGAGGAGTCTGAGACCGAAGAGGTCGAGGATACCGCCCATTCCGACACTACTACTGAGGAAGACGACTTGGCTCACAAGAATGTGTTCGAGGGCTCCGCTGACACCGAGGAGCTCCCTGTCCTTACCCACGCCCAGGTTGAGACCATCTTCGAGGACGCCCGTTCCGGCGGTTCTCTGAAGCAGGCTGTCCTGGCTCACGCTGACGCCTATGGCATCAAGCAGATCGAGACCCTGTTCCCGGATGCTAAGGATCTGTGGAACACTCCCGAGTTCATCAAGCGCAAGACTGATTGGGTTAACGCCGTTGTCGGTGGCGCTAAGCACTCGCCCTTCTCCCGCATTCGTACCCGCTTCGCCGACATCACCGCTGACGAGGCCCGTGCTAAGGGATACATCAAGGGCAATAAGAAGGAAGACGAGGTCTTCACGCTTCTGCAGCGTGTCACCACGCCGGCCACCATCTACAAGAAGCAGCGTCTGGACCGTGACGACATCCTGGACATCACCGACTTCGACGTCGTGTCCTGGATCCGTGGCGAGATGAAGATCATGCTTGAGGAGGAGCTCGGTCGAGCTGTCCTCATTGGCGATGGTCGCCAGGCCTCCTCCAAGGACAAGATCAAGGAGGAGAACATCCGCCCCATCTACAAGGAGGACTCGCTCTACGCTCCGCGCGTCATCCTTGCCAAGCAGACCACCACCGAGGACGTCCTGGACTCTATCGTCCGCGCCATGGACGACTACGACGGTGCCGGTAACCCGACCTGGTTCGCTGACCCGACCACGGTTACCGAGATCCTTCTGCTGAAGGACAAGATGGGCCACCGCCTGTTCCGCAGTATCTCGGAGCTGGCCGACTACGTCGGCGTCTCGAATATCGTCAAGGTCCCGCTGATGAAGGGCCTGCAGCGCGACTCCGCCAAGAATGGCAAGGTCGATGCCCTTGGTATCGTTGTCAACATGACCGACTACACGATCGGCGCTGACAAGGGCGGGCAGCTGTTCGCTGCTGAGGACTTCGACATCAGCTTCAACCAGTACCACTACCTCCTGGAGACCCGTCTCTCCGGTGCGCTGACTCACCCGAAGTCTGCGATCATCATTGAGCGGAAGGCCGAGGACGGTAACGTCGTTCCGGAGCCGTGATAGATGGCCAAATTCTTCGGTGACATAGGATTCGCTACGCAGGTCCAAACATCGCCGGGAATTTGGGAAGACAAGATCATCGAGAAGCAGTACTATGGCGACATCTTCCGTGAAGCACGTCGCTTTGGTAGCAGCGATGAGATTCTTGGGTCCATTAATCTGAGTAACCAGATCAGTGTTGTTGCTGACGGATACATCACGGATAATGTCCAGAATCTCAGGTATGTTCGCTGGCTGGGGGGACTTTGGAAAGTCTCATATGTCGAACTGAAGTTCCCCCGGCTGGTTCTCGAGATGACGGGGGTGTATAATGGACCGACGCCTAGCTCTCCATGAGAAGCTGGTAGAGATCCTCGGGTCTGAGAATGTCTATTATCAGCCACTCCCGTCAATTAAGCTCTCGTATCCGTGTATCATTTACGAGAGGAACCCGGGCGATCCGATGTACGCTGACAATCAGAAGTACATCAAGGCTAACCGGTTTCAGGTGACTCTGATTGCCCGCCATCCCGAGGACCCGACTAGGACCAAACTCGAAGATCTCCTGTTCAGTCGTCATATGACTCGACAGGTGACCGATAACCTCTATCACGACATCTTTGATGTCTATTACTAGGAGATAACATGGCTGCACTTGTCTGGGACAAGACTGGTGAGCGCAGGATTGAGACTGGTGTCGACCACTGCGCGCTGTATGTTTATGACCCGTCCACCAAGACCTACGGTAAGGGCGTCGCTTGGAATGGTATTACCGCCATCTCTGAGAAGCCCGAGGGCGCCGAGGCCACTGATCTGTATGCCGACAACATCCTGTACCTATCTCTGCTCTCCGCTGAGAAGCTGAAGGGTACCATCGAGGCCTACACCTACCCCGACGAGTTCGAGGCTTGCGACGGGTCTGCGACCCTGACCAAGGGCGTGAAGATCGGTCAGCAGGACCGCGTTGCGTTCGGTCTGGTGTACCGTACCAAGATCGGTGACGACGTTGCGGGCCAGGACCGCGGCTACAAGCTGCACGTTCTGTACGGCTGCAAGGCTTCTCCCTCGGAGAAGGGCTACAAGACGGTCAACGACTCTCCTGAGGCGATCTCGTTCTCATGGGAGATCTCGACCACGCCCGTCAACGTGGCTGGCGCCAAGCCCACCTCGCTTCTGACCATCTCGTCGCTGGACGTTGACGCCGGTAAGCTGAAGTCCCTCGAGGCCAAGCTGTTCGGTGCCGACGCTCAGGGTGGTGGCCAGGCTTCCGAGCCTAAGCTGCTGCTGCCTGATGAGATCAAGGCTCACTTCGCATGATGACTACACCGGGGGCTCAGAGACCTAGATTCCTGGGCCCTCGGTGTCTGCGATGCTTATAGTTTCTATCCCCGAGCTTGAGGGGTTTGATGAGGAGACACAGACATTCGTCTCCCTGCCCGGCGGGAAACTACACCTAGAGCACAACCTGATCGCACTGTCAAAATGGGAGTCGATAACCCATAAACACCTCATTGGTAACGAGGACGTCACTCCCGAAGAGATGCTCCTCTACATCAAGTGCATGATCACCGATGAGGAATACGATCCTGAGCTCCTGGATAGACTTCCGGCCAGTGAAATCGAACGTGTAAGCAACTACATGGCCGACACTAAGACCGCTACTACATTCGTGGACAAGGGTGATGGCAGTGGATCGGGAGAATACACTTCCTCTGAGCTGATCTACTACTGGATGGTCGCCTGCCAGATCCCATTCGAGTGCGAAAAGTGGCACATTAACCGTTTACTAACGCTGATTCGAGTCTGCAATGAGAAGAATCAGCCCGAGAAGAAGATGTCCCGGTCCGACATCCTAGCTAGGAACCGGGATCTGAACAGAGCTAGGCGACAGGCGCTTGGCTCGAAGGGATGATTATGGGAAAGCACGAAGAGTTCCCTGACGAGGCATTCGCCCCGCAGGCTCACATCGGAACTGACCCTATGGAAGACAAGGACATTCACGTGTCCCAGACTACTGAGGTGATGCAGTGAGCGTTGCACAGCAGGTCCTCGCTCGCGCTGCAGCGAGGATTGGTTACTATGCTCCAGATGACCCCCAGCCTGGATCTGAAGCCGGCCGTTACTGGGCCGCTCGCACCGGACAGCAGTGGCTTGCTGGACCGTCCGACTCTGTGTGGTGGTGCATGCTCTTCGTTAGCATGTGTCTGGACGAGTGCGGACAGATTGACGCTATTGGGGGGTTCTCTTTCAACACAGATTACACAGTCAACAAGGTCCGCCAGCACCCCACAGCTTACTTCGTATCTGTTTACGACGCAGAACCTGGAGATGTCGTCATCTTCGACTGGGATGGCGGCGGAACCGACCATGTGGGATTCGTCGAGAAGAATCTCGGAGGCGGTACGCTTCAGACCATTGAGGGTAACACCTCTTCTGGAAGCTATGGCTCTCAGTCTGCTGGCAATGGCGTTTGGCGTCGAGTCCGCAATAGCTCGATCGCTTATGTGATCCGGCCGGCCTACTCTGATGGCGGAGCCAAGTCCGGTCCTGCCGACATTCGAGCCCTGCAGCGAGCCGTTCGAGCTAACCCCGACAACGTCGCTGGGCCGAACACTCGTAGCCGCTGCTACGCTCTGGCTTGTGCTTCTTCCTGGGGCGGAAAGACCTTCCCCTTCGGTGTGAAGTTCACCCAGTCCGTCGTTGGCACCGAGCAGGACGGCATCTGGGGCGATGCCTCAGAGGAAGCCCACGATGACACGGTCGAGGCCGTTCAGGCTGCTGTTGGTGCAGAGGTCGATGGCATCTATGGCCCAGACACAAACACTCGAGTAAACGCGATGCTTGATCGCGCTGAACAGCCGTAGGAGGCTAGACAATGGCAGCCCCATACTGCACTTTAACCGGGACTATCCCGGGAGGAGAAAAGGGTCGGGCAACGGTCCGAATCATCCCTGATGTTATTGGTGCCACGGCAACCGTCAATGGTATTACAGTCGGCATGCGAGAGGTTACGATTCGGACGGACCAGGCTGGTGCTGTCAATGTCGAGGTGTTGGCTCCGGGTGCTGGAGTAACCCCTTCTGGCGCCTGGACCCACACCATCTATGTCGACTCTCCCGAGGTGGACCTTGTTAAGCACCTTGCGCTCTCTCAGGGCGGAGAGATTGACATCATGACCTCCAATCCCACCGATGAGATCTCCCCTCTCCCTTTCGGTGGTGGAGGAGGCGGTGGGGGCGTCGGTACGCCTGGACCTCCTGGGCCCCCTGGTAAGCCCGGCGCAAAGGGCGATAAGGGAGACCCAGGTATTCAAGGTCCTCCTGGTAAACCAGGACGAGACGGAACTCCTGCTGACCTCTCGAATTACCCGACCAAGACTGAGGTGGCTTCCGATCTGGCCCACAAGGCAGATCGAGTTGATCTGAATGCCACGAATGCTCTCGTGGCAAAGAACCTAAATCCGTTCCAGACGGGGGCAAGATACTATTCTCCTGTAACCTACTACTGGCCGGACTACTATCATGATGGAAAGCCTGGGCAGTTCTCCAAGTGGGCGCAAACACTTAAGTTCCGTGACGAACTTGGGTATGTCATCATGAACCGCAATAGCGGGGACTGGGAAGCCTATGAGAAGGATTTCAAGAAGCAGGCTGAGCTGGCTCTTGCAGCTGGAGCAAAGAAGATTCTGTTCTACATCAAGACCCAGTACGGCGCCGCCAGTCTTCCTACGGATGATCCTGGTAGAGCTGGTATTCCGAACCCGGATAAGTTCACCAAGACCTACATCCTAGAGCAGCTCAAGCGAGCAAAGCAGTGGTATGGCGACCTTGTCCAGGGAGTTCTCCTTGACGAGGTCATCAATGGGTGGGGAACTCAGGCTGGCCGGGTCCCATGGTACAAGGATCTCATTGATACGATCCGAACCAACGAAGGATACAACTTCGTAATTGGCATCAACACGGGATCTAACATCTCTGAGGAGATGTGCAAGCTCGACTTCAACGTCTGTATGATGTATGAAGGCACGGCACAGAAGTTCCTGACGAATGACGAGCAGACTCCGATCCTTCCGGCCCACATGGCTGAGTATCCGTCGACTCGTTGGTGGGCCACGGTCCACACCACGAACTCACTGAATTACCGAGACGTGTTTAGGAAGCTCGACTCGCTCAGTATCGGCCACGTCTACGTCACTGACGGCGTTCTTGCTGAAGATGGTCAAAATGGTGGTCAATGGGCCCCAGTTGGCAACCCTTACGCCAACCCGCCAGGTGAGAAGATCCGAGAGCTCATCATTCCCTGGATTAAGGGATACCTGGATCTCAAGCTTCGTGTTGACGGGATGACCACAGACGGATCAAAGATCCTGGTTATCGGTAAGGATGATCCAGTGCCGGCCGGAACTCCTGCCGGGACTGTGATTGTTCGGAGGGCTCGCTGATGGCCAGCATGCTTCCCGCTCTGGGAACGTGGTGGTTCGGAAACGGCCGGAAAGACGGCGATGGGGCATACATCAAAGTCAACTCGTCGACAACCCCATACGATCAGTATGCTATCCCGGTTCTTCAGAAGAAGTTCCGATTCACACTGAACTACACGTCTAGCGACGAGAACCGTCTAGTGATTCGGGCTTCTCGATTCAACGATAAGAAAGAGAAAATCTTTCAGGATGTCATTGAGACAAAGAGGCTACCTGCCGGTACGAAACTAACGATCGATCTCGACATTGTTCTGCCTGATAGCAGCTATCCACTGTGGTTGCCCTCCATTCTGGTTCCCTCAACTGGACATGACATTCTGATCCACAGTCTCGAGGTATATCCGACTCCTCCTGAGGGGATTGAGTTTATATCTCGAGCTATCGGTGAAGGTATGGGCGGATCCATGCCGGACCTGATGGCTCCATCCCAGTGGGGCGACGTTGCTGTGGTGTTCTACGCATCGCAGTTCGGCAATACGGCTGCTCGTCCACCAGCAGGATGGGTTGTGGCGGCTCAGAATAATGCCGCTGGACGTTCGGGATATGTTGCAGTCAAGAAGGTCACTTCTCCACAAGACACTCTGGGTGTCCAGTTCGGCGGAACCGTAGCCTCTGGGGCTCGAGAACGGGCTCTAATGATCATTGTCCGTGGTGTCAAGGATTTCGACATCCATACCTGGGAGGCCGGGCTTCCTGAGATTGACCCTAAACGGCTTGGTCTAGTCGCCGGACAGTATCACGGCGACAAGAGTACCCCTCTCACCGACTGGCGAACCACCAAGAACAAGTGGAATGCCGGAACGAACTCCACGACCAATTCCTGGTCCGCACTTCTAGTCGGCGTGACAGAGAAGATCACAGGAATCCCAAATGCTACGGCATGGGCCTGGGTGTATTTCACACCGATGATCGATCCCGCTGCACAGGAGGATGCAGCCCCAACAGTTGAGGTTGTCGGCGGAGAACGAGGACTTGTCACGGTCTATGAGGCAGACGATTCCGAGACTCCTGCGCATATGCGAGCCGTTCCGAAGGGCTATCCTGACATCGGAACCATGATGATCACCAAGGGATTCCTTGTTGCTCACCGTGGTGGATCCGTGAGTTGGCCCGAGGCCTCGATAAGAGCCTATACCAACTCGGTGATGTTCGGTGCCGGGGCACTCGAGGTGTCCTGCCAGTGCTCGAAGGACGGGATCTGGTTCCTGAACCATGATCGCACGCTTCAGCGGACCGATCCGACAGCTCCGAATACCCCCGTCACTGAGATGACCTGGGATGAGATCCGGAAGTTCAAGACTGTCGGTGAACCCATCATGAAGGTCGAGGACTACTTCCGGGCTTATGGGTCGAGCCACATCACTGTGCTCGATCCGAAGTACTCAGCGGCCAAGTGGCAGGAGCTAAAGCAGTTCTTCCCATCTGATGCTAAACAGAGGATTATCTGGAAGTTCTCTGTTGATGCGACATGGCTCGTTAATCAATGGAAGGCTGATGGGTGGAAGTGTTGGGGCTACTCTTATCCAGAACATGTCGCTGACGGGCGCCTGAATGGATGGGCAGCCCCATGGGATTACCTCGGAATGTCATTCGAGGCAGACCAGCAGACCTGGACCAAAACCATTGCGTTGGGTAAGCCTGTCTGGGCACACATCTGTGCCACAAGAGAGCAGTACAACCAGGCAATGCAGAAGGGCGCTGCTGGGTGCATGGTCTCTGGAGTTGCAAACATCTTGACAGAGAGTCTAGTCTAGGAGAATCATGATCACGATCGAGAGCCAGGGCGACTGGAAGCTAACCAGAAACTGGTTTGATAGAATGACCAAGCTTGATCTGGCTCTGATCATGAATCAATTCGGCAAGGAGGGGGTTTCTGCTCTTAAGGCGGCGACCCCCTCCAAGTCGGGCGAGACTGCAGCCAGTTGGAACTATGAGGTAACTCGAAAAGGAAACAACTGGAAGATCACCTGGACGAATTCTCACGTAAATAAAGGTGCCAACATCGCCGTACTCATCCAATACGGCCACGGAACCCGTAATGGTGGGTATGTCGTTGGTCGAGACTACATCAATCCCGCGATCCGGCCTGTCTTCGACAAGATCGCAGCTAAGGCCTGGAAGGAGGTCACTAGGTAGTGGCAACTATTGACGAGCGGGTAGTCTCGCTCAAGATGAATAACAAACAATTCCTGTCCGCCATCCAGGAATCTGCGTCCAGTATGGACAAGCTCAAGGGCGCCCTTAAGCTGGATCAGGCTACATCTGGGTTCAGCCGACTCAGCGAGATCGCCAAGAACACCACATTCGGCGATCTGGCCGCCAAGGCTCTTGACATCGGTAAGAACATGACCATTATGCAGGGCGCAGGACTTGCTGCATTCGGCGGAATTGGCGCTGCTGCTCTCTCGGCTGGCTCTCAGATCATGAGCGGCTTCTTCCAGACGGTTAAGGATGGCTTTAACGAGTACGAGCTCAAAATGAGAGCTATCCAGACCATTATGGCGAACACTGCGGAGAAGGGAACCACCCTTGCCGAGGTTAAGACGTCTCTGGCAGAGCTGAATACCTATGCAGACAAGACTGTCTATAGCTTCAGTGATATGACGAATGCCATTGGTCTGTTTACTGCGGCTGGCGTGGACCTGCAGACCTCGGTGGCGTCCATTAAGGGTCTCTCTAACCTTGCAGCGGCATCAGGCTCAACCGCTCAGCAGACCGCAACGGCATACACCCAGCTCTCACAGGCTATCTCGGCCGGAGTGGTTCACTTGCAGGACTGGAACTCGCTTGTTAACGCTGGTATGGGTGGTGAATCCTTCAGAAACGCCCTGATCGAGACATCCCGAATGATGGGTACCGGCGTCGACGAGGCTATCGCCAAGAAGGGTAACTTCCGAGAGTCACTTAAGGAAGACTGGTTGACCGCTCAGGTCATGACTACGACCCTTACTGCGCTAACGAATGACCTCTCCGAGGCACAGCTCGTTGAGATGGGCTACTCCGAGGATCAGGCTGCCAAGCTGAAGCTGTTCGCTGGTAACGCATTTGATGCAGCAACCAAGGTCCGTACGTTCAGCCAGCTGATCGGGACCCTTCAGGAAGCTATCGGCTCCGGCTGGGCCGAGACCTTTGAGATTCTGTTCGGTGACTTCAACGAGGCTACTGAACTGTTCACCAGTATCAGCAACTGGCTTGGTCTTCTGATCAGTGACAGCGCGGACGCTAGGAACAGTTTCCTCCAGATGTGGAAGGACCTTGGCGGACGAACTGAACTCATCCGCGGTCTCTCAAACATCTTCAAGGGTCTTGTGAAGATCATTGGTCAGATTGTCCAGGCATTCCGTAATGTGTTTGCTAATGCCTCTGCTGAAGGTCTTTATCGAATGACAAAGGCTTTCGCGGACTTCACCGAGAAGCTGATCATCACAGATAACTTCGCAGATAAGCTTGAGTGGACCTTCACGGGGCTGTTCTCGGTCTTCCACATCCTGTGGACGATCGTCTCCGAGGTTGGTCAGGTCATCTTTACAGTGGCTGCACACATCATTGGGGCGCTCTTCCCAGCATTTGCTGGCGTGAACTCCGGCATCTTCCAGATCACCAAGATGATCGGTAAGGTAATCTACTGGTTCGATCAGTGGTTCAGTTCCCTTGACCTTGGTGGAAAGGCTCTGAAGCTCCTTCTTCCTCCAATTGATCTCGTCGGTAAGGCTATTAAGTGGGTAGTCGAGGCAATCCACAGCTTTATCATGTGGCTCGATGTCGGCACTAAGGTGACCAAGGTCGGACAGTCACTCAAGGACCTGTCCTCGAAGTTCGGTCTTGTAAAGGAAGCACTGAAGAACTCCATTGTTGGGCAGCAGTTCACCGCTGCGATGACTTCGCTTCACAACGGCATCGACAAGGTAAAGACCAAGCTCCATGATTTCGGACAGAGCGTTGGGAACAAGCTCAAGGCCAAGCTCGAGTCTGGTCGTTCTGCCGTCGCCGAGTACTTCAAGGGATTCCAGCTCGGCGATCTCTCCTCTTCCGAGGCGATCATCGCCAAGTTGACCGAGAAGTTCAATGAACTCGGCGAGAAACTCAAGATTGCTGAGAAGGTTCAGTGGCTCAAGGAGAAGTTGATTGAGCTGAAGGAAGCACTTGAGGAAGTCTGGCAGAAGATTCAAAATAGCAGTGCTTGGGAGAAACTTGGCAACACAGCTCACAAGGCTGGGCAGAAGTTCAAGGAGCTTGCGGTCTCATTCCGTGACTGGGTAAACGGCCACGGCGACGTGAAGCAGAAGGCCTCTGAGGCGGCTAGTGCAGTATCTTCCGTTGGTACGGCTACCGCTCAAGCAGCCAAGGATGCCGCCGGCGCCGCTAAGGAAAACTTCATCCTTAAGTGGATTGAGGACATCAAGCGTATCGCTAACCAGCTTCACCTTCCGGAACTCTTTGAGACCATCAAGCAGAAGCTTGTTGAGTTCAAGGACTTCATTAAGCAGCAGTTCGCTCCCGATGTCAAGGGTGCTGCTATGAAGGCCTTCGGTGGTATTGGAGATGCCCTCTCCAAGTCCAATGAGAACCTCAAGTCCTACGACATGGGGAAGATTCTTGTTGGAGCTATCGGCGCTGGCACACTGGTTGCGTTCACTCGATGGATCAACTCCTTCAAGAAAAATTTCGACAAGATCGGGGATGTCGCCGACAAGTTCGGTAATGTTCTTGACCAAGTCGGAGGCGTTCTCGAGGGATTCCAGAATAAACTGAAAGCCGATGCGCTTCTAAAGATCGCTCTCGCTATCGCAGCGCTTGCCGGAGCCCTATTGATTATGGCTCTAGTCCCAGCGCCCAAGCTTCTCATGACGCTCGTTGCTATGAAGGTCCTATTCAACATGATTGACGGTATGCTCGAGAGCATCAGCAACATGAAGACCTTCAAGAAGGATGCGCCATTGATCATGGGGTTACTGATTGCCCTGAGTGCATCGCTGATCCTAATGGCTGTAGCGGTCCGAATCCTTGCGGGAATGGACGTCAAGAACGCCATTGTCGGGGTCATCTCAATGAAGATGCTTCTGAATGCGCTTAGCGACTTCCTGGTCAAGACAACCCACCTTAAGGGCGTAGAACGAGGGGCATCCCTACTTCTAGCGCTGTCTCTGTCTTGCATCATGCTTGCTGGATCAGTTTATATGCTTGGGTCGATGGATACTGGGAAGGCAATCCAGGGTGTTATCGCCCTGAGCATCATCATTGCAACCCTATCTGCATTCTTAACCCAGGCAAGCAAGAACCCGTTCATGGCTAAGGGTGCGGCAATTCTTATGGGTCTTGCTGTGGCCTGTACGGTTCTGACAGCAGCCATCTGGCTGCTTGGTACGATGGATACGGGAAAGCTGATTCAGGGAACGCTTGCAGTTGTTGTTCTGATTACGGCTTTGTCTTTGGCGGTTAACATCGCTGGACGAGGGACTGGTCGAGGTGCAGCATCGATTCTCGCAATGGCCATCGCAGTAACAGCGCTAGTCTTGGCTGTATCCACACTAGGAAACATGAGTATTGGTGAGCTGGCTAAGGGACTGATCTCCCTAGCCATCGGACTCGGAATTCTTATTGCAGCCGCCGCAGGCGCCGAGGCATTTGCTGTCGGTATGATCGCGCTTGGTCTTGCTGCTCCGTCTATGTATCTATTTGCAGGAGCAATCAAGATGCTAGGCGAGCAGTCCTGGGCCCAGGTTGCAATTGGTCTAGTCTCCTTTGCCGGTGCTATGATTATTCTACTTGGTGCAGCCTTCGTTGCTCAGCTTGTCGCCCCGGGTCTGCTTATCCTGACGGCGGCAATTCTAGCACTGGGTCTGGCTCTACTCCCGATCTCTATTGGTCTAGCGGCCTTCGCGGCAGTTCTGGGTATCTGCGCAACTACTGGTTCTGCGGCATTCCTGGTCCTCACCGAGGGCCTCAAGCAGCTCTCGGCCATTCTGCCTCAGGTAGCGATCGATATAGCGAATGCCATTGCGAACTTCATCATTGCCCTGGGCGAGAAGGCTCCCGAGATGGGCATCGCTATGTCCAAGCTGCTGGCTGCCGGAATCCAAGCCGTTCGAGACAACATTCCGGGACTCGTAGCCGTGATGTTCGAGTGGATCTCAGCGATGCTTACCGAGCTTGATAACCATGCGTACGAGTTCGGGTACAAGGGCGCCGATACTGTTGCCAAGTTCATTCAGGGTGTCGCCGATAACATGGGGAACATCATTGATGCCGGTACCAACCTGGCTATCAACTTCCTTGATGGTATTGGGCGAAACGCTGGACGTATCATCGATAAGGCTGCCTGGACGGTCCTCAAGTTCCTTGAGGGTCTCCGAGACGCTATTAACAAGTACTCTCCTCGATTCAACAAGGTTGGTCGTGAGATCGCCTGGGCTATCATTAATGGTATGACTGGTGGTCTCGCTAACAAGGCCTGGGAGTTCGGGGAGAAGATGGTTAGTGTCGCTAAGAGGGGATACAACCGAGTGAAGAGCTACTTCGGCATTCATTCTCCTTCTCGACTGATGATGCAGCTAGGCCAGTATGTTGGCGAGGGTCTTGCAATCGGTGTCAAGAACACCGGCGATCAGGTCGCAGAGGCCGGAGACTACGTCGGTAAGGCAACCTACGACGCAATGGCTTCTGCTATGGACGGAGTCACAGACCTCATTGAGGAAGATCCGTCCTACAAGCCGGAGATCAAGCCAGTTCTCGATCTCGCTGAGATGGAGAAGCAGGCCAAGGGAATCAACAACCTTGTACCTGCAATCGGCACCACGTTCACCGCAGCGAATGGTGCACGGCCTACAATTCCTGTGGATGCCAAGTTCGATGACAAGAACAGTCAAAATGGCACCACAAACATCACCTTCAACCAGACAAACAACTCGCCAGAGGCCCTTGACGCTGCGGATATCTACCGCAACACCAAGACGCAGCTGGCCATGGCAAAGGACGCGTTGACTGTATGATCACCGAAGTCTCATCTCTCACCAAGGGGGGCGAATCCCTCAATCTTGATCTATTCGACCCCTGGAGCTCCGGTATCGCGGTCAAGGAGATTACCGGTCTTGGCCCAGTCAAGACGGAACTCAGTCTGGAGCGGTATGCGCTGATTGATGGGGCATTCCTGAAGGGGGCGAGGGTGGGGACTCGTAATGTGGTTCTCACCCTCATCCCCGTCGGGGATGATGTTCAGACTGAACGTCGAAAGATCTACAACTTCTTCCCAGTTGGGGAGACCGTTACTTTCGGCGTAGTCACGAATCAGGTGGCTGTCAAGTCCAGCATGATCGTCGAGTCTGTCGAGCCCAACATCTTCTCCGAGAGGCAGGAGATCGGGGTATCGCTGATCGCCATCGATCCTTACTGGCGTTCGAACTCTCCGTCCATCACTGGGCTGGTTGGGTTCAACGACGTTACACCTCTGTTCCAGTTCCCGTTCAGTTCTGGCTACAACCCGAAGGAGCTCATCTTCGGCGACCTGTCCAATGCATCTGGTAAGGACATCAACTACCTTGGCGATGCTGAGACTGGTGTCGTCATCACCTTCTCCTTCAACGGCAATGTGTCTAACCTGACGGTGATCAACCAGACCTATGATGAAGCAATGATCATCAACAAGGTTAAGGACTTCTACCGTGGCGAGCAGCTCGTGCTGGATACTCGACCCGCAAAGAAGTCTGTCAAACACATTGCTGGTGGAAAGGAGTCATTCATCACCGGTGTTCTCGACATCAAGAGCCAGTGGATCAAGCTCCACCCCGGAATCAATACCATCGGGCTTCAGTTCGTCGGGAACCCCAACGACATGGATATCTCTATCGAATACGAGACCTTGTATAGGGGCGTCTAATGCATCTGTTTTACAGAAACCGTCTGGATTGGAAGGACGCACGTGAGATTCCAGACGACTTCATCTCATTGAACTGGACCGAGAGAGCTTACGACTTTGGTCAGTTCGAGCTGGCGGTCTTCACGACCGACTCAGTACCTATGTACCGTCTTGGTAACTTTATCTCTCGAGACGACACAGATACTGTAATGGTGATCGAGACTTGCGCAATTGATCAGCAGAACAATGGTAGCTACAAGCACACCTATTCTGGTCGATCTCTCGAGAGTATCTACACCTGGCGTGTACTCGAGCACAAGACCTTCATCAAGCCCGATGCCCAGCAGAAGTTCAATGCTCAGCTATTCGCACAGCAGATGGCCAACAACCACTTCGGTCAGGCAGCTGGACCGTCTCGAGCTCTTCCCGGATGGACCTTCCACAAGGATCCAGAGGTCAGTGAGTATGCTTATGTGAATGACACTGGTCAGAAGCTCCAGGATGGAAAGTGGGTTGTCTGGAACAGAGGACCCATCAATGAACCATTCGGTCAGATTCTCCAGGCCTGCAAGCCTAATGGATATCCCCTCTACTACAAGGTCACTTGGGAGCAGGGGAACTTCCATACCTATGTCCGTCACCCTCGGCTTGTGGAGACGATTGTGCTCTCCGACAAGAACGAGAACTTTACGGACTTCAAGGCTGTGTACTCTATTGTCGACTCGAAGAATGTTGTCTACGAGATCTTTGACTCTGGCGACGTCGAGCTGAATGATAACTGGATCGCTGACGGTACCACCCACCGCCGGGAGCACCGACTCCGTTACGGGGATGGTGTGGATCGGAGAGAGGCAGTATGGGACAACACCCAGGTCCACAAGCCGTACCGTGCTGAGGACTGGAAGGCTCTGACTCCCACTCAGAAGCAGATGGTTTCTTCCTTGACCGAGATGTGGTATCCGTACTGGGTTCTGGACGCTATGTTCCCGAAGTACAATCCACTGGGTGTCATGTCTGGTAAGATTGATAACTTCTCGAATGTCGAGTATCGTAAGGGGTTTGTCGTGGGGGACGTTATGTACTACGTTCCCACAAATGGAGGACAGCCCATCGAGGCCCAGCTTACGGAGATGACCGAGGCTTGGTCTGACAGCGGTTTCACGCAGACGCCTGCCATTTCGATGGCTTCCCGAAACAAGTGGACGGGTGACACATTCCGTCTCAACTACCTACGAAAGGGGCCCGGTATCGTGATCGAGCCTCGAGACGGAGATTTCGCAAATGCCTCTATCTAGTGGATTCTACAATTCAGTTAACGGAGACCGGGTCTATGACGCAGATCAGTTCGGTTCCCTGTTCGACGGCATCATCTCGGACGGTGTGTTCCCGAATGTCGGTGACCACTTCCTGGTTCGACCCGGTACGAATGAGATGGCTGTCTATGTCGGCTCCGGTAAGGCATGGCTCAACCGTAAGTGGGTCGAGAATACCGCTGACGAGAAGCTGACTATTACTGCTGCTCACGCATCGCTGGATCGTATCGACTCGGTTGTGCTGTCAGTTGATAACAATAAGGCTGTCCGCAGTGCCCGTCTCGAGGTACTCACTGGTGCCGCCTCAGGCACTCCTCAGCCTCCGCTGCCGACGGACGTTCCGGGCAAGAAGTACATGGTTCTCGCTAACATCCGAGTCCTCAAGGCTTCTCGCCAGATCTCTCCGGAACAAGTATCCTCTCGAGTCGGATATGGTGGCGCTAACGGGGCTCCTTACATTGGGGGCCCCTCGAACACAATCGATCTGACTGCTCTGCAGAACAAGCTCCAGGGGGAGTTCGACGCATGGTTCCAGGCGGTTCGTGACGCTCTGTCTCAGGCTGGTGGAAACACCGCCACTGAGGTCGCTAACCTGAAGGCTTCTGACACCTCTCAGAACCTGAAGATCTCCAACATCGAGTCTCGGGTTGGTACCAACGAGAGCAAGCTCGTCAACATCAACTCAGCGCTGAACAACACCAGCACTCTGTTCCAGATTGCCAGCCGAGGTAATGGTGGTCTTCACAACTCGCTGTTCCGAGGGGGATCGCTTGGTAACAACGTGAATCCCTACCTCACGTCGATCCGAAATGGAACATTCGACAACATGTTCCTCGGCGACTACTGGGCTATCAACGGTGTCACTTGGCGAATCGCGGGGTTCGACTATTTCTACGGAATCGGCTACCCCAAGTTCCTTCGGCACCACGTGATAGTCCTCCCAGACCAGCCTCTCTACACGAGCCGATACAACGACACGAACAATATCCCGACGGCGTTCACCTCATTTGAGATCGGTAGAACTGGTCTGAACCGAGCCATTTCTACGGCTCAGGGCGCTTTCGGTACGGGTAACGTTCTTCAGCCACTGACGAAGTTCCCGACTTCATACAATAACCTCTCTCAGATCACTAGCTCTGACTGGCTGGCTCACACGGCTGGCCTTATGACTGAGGACATGATCTTTGGACGTCAGGCCCTCTCAAGGCATGATTTCCAGCGAGGGGATCTTGCTATCGGACGCTTCCCCATCTTCGAGCTGGCCAAGCAGTACATTGCCTGTGAGAGTAACTTCTGGACTCGAGACATCGCTACAACGAACTCCTCGATCTATGTCGGTACTGACGCATCTGAGTACACGGCCGCATACATCTCGGAGCAGGGCGTCCGCCCGTACTTCGCGATTGGATGACATGCAGCACTTCGGACTGAACCCCATTCTCGACATGAGCCTGGCGATCGTATTCTCGATCCTGGGCTCGTCGGGCATATGGGCTTGGGTTATGAAGCGCGGGGAAAGGAAGTCAGCCAGTACCCAGCTGCTGCTTGGTATGGCGCATGACCGCATCGTCTATGTCGGAAAGACATATCTTCATCGAGGCTATCTCACACTCGACGAGTATGAGGACTTCATGAAGTACCTCTATGAGCCCTACTCCGAGTTCGGAGGAAACGGACTTGCTGAGAGGATTGTCGATGAGGTCAAGCGCCTACCAATCGTCCCCACTCCCAGACCTCCCGCAAAGAAGAAACAAGATGGCTAAGCACCTCAAGGAGAAACAGATGACAAACAAGTCCTACGATATCCTCAAGTGGGTCGCTCTGGTTGCCCTCCCGGCTACCTCTGCGCTCTACCTCACGCTGGCTGCCCTGTGGAATCTGCCCTACCCGACTGAGGTCGCTGGGACAATTGCCGCGGTTGACACCTTCCTTGGTGTGCTTCTTGGCGTTAGCTCGAACAAGTACACGGGCAACCAGCCTTCTGGGGCCCTTCATGTGGACGAGTCTCAGGGTATTCACGCCACCTTTGACCAGGGCGTCGGTGAGATGCTCCGGAATGGCAAGGTGACACTGGACGTCAAGCAGGTCTAAGCGAGAAAAACCTGCCCTATTATGAAACCCTAGAAAGGAGCCACTATGAAGAACCCCGACCCCATTCAGCAGACCATCGAGTCAGCTCTGAAGGATGCCGAGCTTCACGATCCTGCCTCGGATGACTACACCACCATTGTTCGCAATGTTGAGACTCTTGCGAAAGCCAAAGCCCTTGGCGAAAGCAAGAAGCTCAGCAAGGACGCAATTCTTGGCGCAGTCACCTCGATGGCCGGTATCGTAGCCGTCCTCCAGTACGAGCGACTTGCTGTCGTCAGCTCGAAGGCATTCGGGCTCATCATGAAGGTTAAGCCCTTCTGAGATTCGTCAGGCCCCCTGTGCTATACGCATGGGGGGCTTGGCTTATCTTTTTTGCCCGCGAGAAAAACGGAGAGTATAATGAAACCCTGACATAGAAAGGATACTCTCATGAACCTCTCTCCCGCCGCTGCACAGGCCGCCCTCGACTACGCTGAGGAGCTTGCTGCAACTGGACTGAGCTCGACTGAGTACGACCACATCTATCTCTGACAAGTCTCTACCCCTGAACAAGGGGTATAGGCTTTCGGAGAATTTTCCCGCGTTTATGTTTTTAGTCACATTAGTCACAGGAGTCGCAGAAATAACACATGGTATAATGAAGACCCTAGAAAGGAAACACAATGACCACTCTCGTTGCCCTCATTGCCCTCCCCTTCGTCGTTATCGGCGCCCTGCTGATTTTCGCCGAGGTATTCGGCAAGAAGAAGCAGTGGAACTGATATCCATCCCCTCTTCAGCCAAAGATCCCGCCATGGGATCTAGGCTTTTCTTTTTTTTTTCGCAAGTATTACTCGGTGTATAATGAAGACCCTACTCTGAAAGGAAACGCCATGTCTTACGCTATCCTCGGACTCTCGGTTCTCGTCATCGCCCTTGCGGTGATCTCATACTTCTCATTTGAGGAGGTGCACCAGCTCAAGACGCAGCTGATTCGCCTCCGCAAGCGGAATATGGATCTCCTCGAGACGAACTACAAGAACCAGGATTTCATCGATGATCTCGTGAAGATCAACCAGGCACAAGCCCAGAAGATCCAGGAACTCAAGAACCGTATCTCGTTCTGATACGGAGCCGTACCCCTACCAAGGGGTATAGGCTTTTCGCGGAGAATTCCTTCCGTATATTGAAGACCTACGAAAGGAAAGACCATGCTCTACATCGCACTTGCAATTACGACCATGCTCACCATTTTCTACGGGATTGCTTATAACGAGCAAAAGCACCAGACCTACACATTTAAGTGTAAAGTCCGATTGCTTGCTTGCGATAACAAGATCCTGCAGGAAAAGCTGGACAAGGCTAAGCGCAAGGAAGAGATGGACAAGCACCCCATCTACTCCCGACTCTAGTCTAAGCCGTACCCCGACATGGGGTATAGGCTTTCGCGTAAAAAACTATGACTATAATGAGACCCCTCTACTCGAAAGGAACCACCATGGACACCAACGACACCACCGTCGAGACCAACGACAAGGTTTTCGAGTTCAAGTTCAACAAGGACGCTCTCGTCCCCGCTATCAAGCGGAACGCTACCAAGCTCATTGCTGGAGCCGCTGTATTCGCAGCAGGCACCGCTCTGACTCTGATGGCGATCCGTTCGGTACCGGAGATCGAGGATCCCGAAGAGCTTGAGCACGATGACCTTGACGAGGCTGACGCTGTCGAGTCCGAAGACTCTGACGACTGAACTCTCACCTATAACCCGACTTGGGTTATAGGCTTTTCTCGAGAAAGAATGCACATGAAATACTTATGGACAGGGCTCATGGCTTGGTTCTTCATCGTTCTCGGGTGGGTGCTCTGGAGCAAGTTCGGGGGCACTCTTCCAGAGAAGGTCTTCGGTGAGACCGTCATCGGAATCTTCGGAGTAGGCTTCTGCTCATACGTCTTCATGGAACTCGACTACTAGGAGGTACTATGAATGACTGGACTCTTGCAGCTATATGCGCACTCCTCATCACGAGCGTACTTATCATCATATCGATCGGTATCGGAATACTCATCAAGACGGGGCTTATGGTGGGTCTTGTTGTCCTGTCTGTACTTGGGGTCGGATTGACCCTCCATTTGTGATCCGCGAGAAAAACGGGGTGTATTATGAAACCCCTCCGTTTGAAAGGACCACATCATGACCCGCATTCTCGTTTCTACCATCAAGACCGTGACCTTCATCCTCGGTATTGTTCTCGCCTCCTGCTTTATCGGCAGGGGTGCGAACAGCCGCATGAAGCACGTTCTTAGTGTGCAGCAGCGATTCATCACGCGTCGTGACAACCGACTCAACCGCTGGTAATCCAGCTCTATACCCCTGACATGGGGTATAGGCTTTTCTGAAAGGAGCATAATATGTTGGTTGTATTACTCGGCCCGAGCTGTTCGGGCAAATCGACATTCCAGAAGGAACTCATAGAGGACGAGGGTTATCATGCCGTACGAACTGCCACGACCAGACCTAAGCGTGTGGGAGAAGACCTTTCTTCCTACTACTTCCTCAAGGATCAAGCATTTGCTGAATGGGAAGCACGGGGGAACCTCCTCTGCATCGAGACCTTCCGAGGCTGGCGGTATGGTGTACCTCGAGAGGAACTTGTTCGCAGTTCATCCCGACCTAACCGTGTCGTCATCCTTACCGTCGGAGGAGTCATGGAGCTCCTGGGGAAACACCAAGACATCGTCGTCGGAGACGCTTTGTCCGTACTCTACTTGGGTGTTGATGGAACAACCGGAGAGGCTCGCGCATTTGCTCGAGGAGACGACCGACGAGAGTACCTCCGACGAATGGCAGCAGACTCAATCGACTTCAGGCACTTCCCTCGTGAGAATGGTGTTTGGGAGTTTACACCGGATTACATCCTGGATTGCATCGGTAATCCGCAGAACTGGAAACTGAAGCCCCGACTCAAGAAGCTGGAAAGGAAGCACCCATGAACATCATCTGGTGGACACTGTATATTCTCGGCGCTCTGACCATCGGTATCACGTGGATCAACCTGATGGGTCTCATCGGATACCTCTTCAAGGTAATTCGAGACAAGGAATGGCGAAAAGTCAAGGTTGTTGTGGGGCCTCCTGGACCTAAGGGTGAGCGAGGCGAACGTGGACCAGAAGGACCTAGAGGCCTTGCCGGTGCGCCTGGGAGCTTCGTATTCAACGACCATGCCAAGGCGACAGTCCAGTCCGTCATGCGGGACATGGGTGTTCTTTCTCGTAAGGACATCGAGTCTCTGATCCGTATGGAGGTTGCAGCACATCTCTCGAGGCTTGAGATCTCTCGCACGACATTCCCGGGCCTCGGTACAGAAGAGGCCAAGATCAATATGAAGGAGGACAAGTGATCAATGCGAACGGTTGTACGCAATTTATCAAGGCAAACGCGCCGGCGATTCTCACAGCTTCCGCATGTGTTGGGACCGTCGCTACAGCCATCCTCACAGCGAAGTCTACTACGCTCGCGATTGAACGGATCTCCGATCATTGCGAAGCTAACCTCCGGTCGCCGGAGGACCTCACCTGGCGGGAGAAGTTCGCAGTATCTTATCGGGTGTACATTCCCCCGGCCATCGCAGGGGTTGCAACTCTGGTATCGATTGTCGCGGCGAACCGTATTCAGTACGCTCGCGGTGCGGCGTTCGCACTGGCGTATTCCGGTAGCGAGGCAGCGTTTAGACGATATCGCGAGGCGGTGTCGGACGTGGTTAAACCGAAGGACGTGGAGAAGGTTAAGGCCCGCATTGCAGAAAAATCGGTTCAGGAGGCTGGTCAACCACTGCCCGGAACCGTACTCGTGGCCTCGTCGGGGGATGTTCTCTGCTACGACACTTTCTCGGGTAGGTATTTCAAGTCAGACATCGAAACCATCCGTCGAGTCGAGAACAACATCAACGGACAGCTTAACTCAGAGTGCTACGCTTCCCTTAACGAGTTCTACGCCGGACTTGGTCTCCCGCCAGTGTCCGCCGGTGAGCTTGTTGGATGGTCTGATCCCAACGCCCTCTCCGTGGAATTCGGGTCTCTCCTTACCGAGAAGGGGGAGCCTGTCCTAACCATCGATTTCTTGGTCGCCCCCAAGGAAAACTACTTCAAGATCAACTGAAAGGCATCAACACATGTTCACTCACGTTATGCGAGTCCGGGGCTTCTTCGACGACGAGCCCACCACCAAGAAGCTCTACTTCAATCTCTCTCGTCGAGAGATCTTCGAGTTCATCCGTCGGTACGACAATGTCAAGTCATTCGAGCAGATGATCAAGGCCGTCACTGAGAACGAGGACCGCTACCAGATGGTCAAGTTCATCGACGACCTTGTCGGATCCTCGTATGGTGAGCGCCAGGGTGACCGATTCGTCAAGAACGAGGTCATCAAGGAGGCCTTCCTAAACAGCCCCGAGTACGAGGCATTCTTCAACGAGCTCATGGAGAAGCCTCAGGTTGTCAAGGCCTTCTACGACGGAATCATGCCCGCCAACGTCATCAAGTCTGTGATGAATGACCCCAAGTACAAGGAGCTTGCGGAAGAGGCAAAGAAGGCAGAGATCGACGCGATCTGACATATTTGGGGGGCCCTGGAGAAATCTGGGGCCCCCTTTTTTCGAAAGGAGCCACCTTGGCTAACGCACCCATTCGCCCAAACCTACCCTCGAATAGCAAAAACACTGAGCGCAAGAAGATCGAGCAGGTAACGTCAACACCCGCAACCAAGAAGAAGCAGAGCTTCGGGACAAAGGCCGTAGCCGCTTTTGTCGGAGAGGATATTGAGAATGTTGGCCAGTATCTACTATACGACGTTGCGATCCCAGCTATTAAGAACACTCTCTCGGACCTCGTTTCGCAAGGGGTGGAGCGTCTCCTCTTCGGAGAGTCTTCGCCTCGCTCACGCAGCGGATCTTCAGGACCCCGAGTCTCCTACGGCTCGTACTCTAGACCGGGCATGGCGCCAGGCAACAGACGAGATGCTTCTCCTCGCACCCGTCGCTACCATGATTTCTCGGAAATTGAACTTGAGTCCAGAGACGAGGCTTATCTCGTTATCGACCGACTCGGAGACCTCATCGAGGAATACGGTCTTGCCACCGTTGCGGACCTGTACGACTTGTGCGGAATCACTACCGAATACACTGACGAGAACTGGGGCTGGACTTCGGCCCGGTACATGTCGGTGATCCGTAGCCGTCGAGGTTACATGCTTCAGCTTCCCAAACCTGACCACATCAATGCACGATGAATCCTCAGCAAGTGCGGCTTGAGCTTATCGCCGCCTATCCATACTCAGACAAGTGGCGTCGCCGTGTTGAACGCATGGAAGACGACCAGGCAATCGCCATCTATCTTCGACTCAAGAAAGCAGGACGTATCAAATGAATCTCGGAATCGTTACCCGTTTCGTCGGACGCGCTGGGCTGGTGCTCAGTAAGCACGCCCCGACAATCCTGACCGCTGCTGGCACTGCTGGCTTTATCGGAACCACCGTTCTCGCCTCCAAGGCCACCCTCAAGGTGGAGGAGACCATTTCTGAGGAGTCCGCTCTTCTCGTCAAGGTCCACGAGGCTCACGAGGCCGGCAAGCTCACAGACAAGGACGCCACTCATGACAAGGTGGTCCTCTACTCCAGAATGACCACCAAGCTGGTCAAGCTTTACGCCCCCGCCCTGATTCTTGGGGCGGCCTCCATTGTCTCGCTGGCTACTGGCCACGGGATCATGCTCAAGCGGAATGCCTCCCTCGCTGCAGCGTATGCGGCTGTGGACCAGGCATTCAAGACCTACAAGAAGAAGATCGAGTCCAAGTTCGGTAAGGAGGCTGTGCTCGACGCGCTCGTCTCCACTCCTGAGGAGGACCTGACCAAGGACGAGATGACCCTTGAGGCGGTTACTGCCGTTGATGGTGTCTCGCCGTATGGTGTCGTCTTCGACAGCTCGAACCGCAACTGGTCCGCAGATGAGGACCTTTCAATGCTCCACCTCAAGTGCCAGCAGCAGTACGCGAATGATATTCTTCAGACTCGTGGGCACATCTTCCTCAACGAGGTGTACAAGATGCTGGGCTTCCCGCACACTCCTGCAGGAGCTGTGACTGGATGGGTCAAGAACAACGGTGACAACTTCATCGACTTCAACATCTTCGACGGAATGTTCGAGGGTGAGGATGACAACGGCCGTACCGTCACCAAGTGGGCTCTTGACTTCAACGTCGACGGCGTGATGTACGACAAGATCTGAGGCGCATATGCTTGATCGAGTTATCGCATTTGGAGCCGGAATTATCGCCGGCGGAGTGGGCGTATATGTCGTACTTGCTCGCAAGTTCGAGCGAGACTTCCAGGAAGCAACAATCGAGATCAACAAGGAGCTGGCTGAAATTGCTGAAGCAAAGCACAAAGAGAAGGTGGGAGAAAGCACTGATTCAGAGAGTAGTGAACCAGAGCCTGGACCAGTGGTACCGGACGCTGTTGTGGATTACTCTCCGAGTCCTGTGGACGATTCCGACCAGGAGGAAGTAACCAAGCGGACTCTCGATAGGCAGCACTTCGAGGCCTATCAGATCACCGAGAAGGAGTACAATGCTCCTAACGCACAGGAGCATGTCGAGCTGACATATTACATGGAGGATGACGTATTCGCCGACAATCGAGGCATCCCCCTTGCGAACACATCGTGGTTCGACAACATCATCTCGGGTGTGTCGGCATCCGATTCCATCATCTACGTCCGAAGCATGAGCCGCCACGCGGACTTTGAGATCACTCTCATTGACGAGTCTTATGAGCATTCTGTCCTCGGAGTTGAGCCCTACGAGGATGAGTAATGATCGAGGCAGCACCGGATAACTCATATTTCGAGTGGCTCGTGGATCGGACGGGGGATACTCGGTTCGCTGAGACCCCTGACCAGTCCTACCTGAGCCTGCTCGAGATTATGCACCAGACGACGTTCCGGGTGACGATCCAGAACGACATCAACCGTGCACTTGACGGGATTGAGCTACGTAGAGCATTCGCTCGGGACAACCCCGACGTGTCCTATGTATGGCTCAACGAGCAGGAATGCTCAATGCTCGAGATGTTCATTGCTTTGGCCGAGCGCATGGACATGATGCTTGAGGATGATGATACGCCATATTCCCTGGAATGGTACTTCTGGGAGATGGTGAAGAACTGCGGCCTCTATGACTACACGGATGAGGCACTGTTCAACCCCCGCCATGAGGAAGAAGTCGAATCTATCCTTGAGCGGATCAATGCGCGGGACTACACGAAGATGGGGCACGGATCCATGTTCCCGCTTCGTGCTATTCCCCTGCATGGCGCACGTGATATGCGGAAGGCGGAGATCTGGGCCCAGATGAACGCCTACGCAAACGAACACTATATGTAAAGGAGGCTCATGGATTTCTACCGAATCTGCGAGCGTACCACTAAAAGTGGAAAGGTGGAAATCTACCCTGAGTTCCTCGTCGGGAGATCGAGGGATATTCTCATTCAGGGGCGAGACTTCCAAGCCATATGGGATGAGGAGAAGGGGCTATGGTCTACAGACGAGTTTGACGTCGCTACGTTTGTAGACCGGTCCCTCTTCGAGTACCAGAAAAATTACAAGGGTCAGCTCGAGACTATTGTGAAACCCCTGTCCAACTACAGCAATGGACTATGGACCAGCTTCCAGACCTGGAAGTCCAGGCTACCTGACAATGGGCAGGAGCTCAATTCCAAACTCATATTTGCGTATAGTAAGCCTAGAAAGGAAGACTATGCGACCGCTCGACTGCCCTACTCTCTTGAGGACGGTGATCCGGAGTCCTGGACTCGCCTTATTGGAGTCCTATATGATGAGGATGCTCGAAGAAAGCTTGAGTGGATCATCGGCTCCATCGTGGCTGGCGACTCTAAGCGGCTACAGAAATTTGCCGTCCTATATGGTCCCCCGGGGTCTGGAAAGTCAACCGTACTCAATATTCTCGAGCTCCTCTTCCAGGGCTATACAACTACCTTTGATGCGGGAGCGCTTGGATCCAAGTCAGATCAGTTCGCGACCAGCTCTCTCGGCAAGAGTTCGCTCGTGGCCATTGATCAAGACGGAGATCTCTCGAGGATTGAGTCTAACGGACTTCTCAACAGTATCACCGCACATGAGACCATTCTTATTAATGAGAAAGGAGTTCGTCGGTATCCTAAGCGGATCAATGCATTCCTTTTCATCGGTACTAACAAACCAGTTAAGATCACTGACTCGAAGTCGGGAATCATTCGGCGACTGATCGACATCTCCCCCACCGGAGAAACGGTCTCCGTTGATGAGTACCAGACCTTGATGACCCAGATCAAGGACGAGCTTGGTAAGATCGCTAATCATTGTCTTGGGGTTTATCGGAGTCTTGGCAAGCATTACTACGATAACTATAAGCCTCAGGACATGATGATGAAGACAAATGTACTCTACAACTTTGTTGAGGAGAACTACCTCTTATTCAAGAATGAAGAGCATATCCCGCTCACTATGGCATATAAGCTGTATAAGGAGTACTGTGAAGAGGGTAATATCCCGTATCCGAAGAGTCGATACATCTTCCGAGAGGAACTCAAGGACTACTTCGATAACTTCGATGAGCGGCGTCAATTCGAGGGGGATCGACTACGCAGCGTGTATTCCGGCTTCAGGTATCATCTATTCGATTCTCCCGAACTCAAAGCTGATCCAGAGAAACCCTACTCCCTCGATCTCGATCAGGAAGAGTCCCTTCTCGACGAACAGCTCATGGAGTGCCCGGCTCAGCAAGCAGGGCCTAACGGAACTCCGCAATTCCGATGGGCGAACGTTCGCACTACTCTGAAGGACATCGATACCCACGAGGTACACTATGTCAAGGTCCCGGAGAACCATATTGTCATCGACTTCGACATCAAGGTCGATGGTAAGAAGGATCTCAACCGGAACCTACAGGAAGCCTCGAAGTGGCCTCCGACATATGCAGAGACAAGCCAGGGTGGAAACGGTGTCCATCTCCACTATATTTATGATGGAGACCCAACCGAACTGGCGAGACTATATGACGAGGACATTGAGATCAAGGTCTTTACGGGGGATTCATCCCTGAGGAGGAAGGTATCCCACTGCAACAACATCCCGGTAGCGCATGTCTCGGAGGGATTGCCACTTAAGGAGCGCAAAGTGATAAACAAGACCACCATGTCGAACGAGAAGAAGCTACGAGATCTGATCGAGCGGAATCTACGCAAGGAGATCCATCCCTCGACCAAACCCTCGGTTGACTTCATCGCCAAGATCCTCCGAGACGCCCAGGATCAGAACATGATCTACGACGTCAAGGATCTGAAACCGCGTATTCTTGCATTCGCCATGAACTCGACGAATCAGGCAGACGCGGCCATCAAGACTGTGATGGAAATGCCATTCACTAACGAGGATCCAGAAGAGAAAGTCGTAGGATTCCCGTCTGGTGAACTGGTATTCTTCGATGTCGAGGTCTTCCCAAACCTGTTCCTTGTGAACTGGAAGGTGATGGGTATTCCGGAAGTACACCGGATGATCAATCCCACCCCTGAGGAGATCGAGGCCCTCTGTGAGATGCGTCTTGTCGGTTTCAACTGCCGAAAGTACGACAACCATATTCTCTATGCTCGTACACTGGGCTTTAACAATGCCAAGCTGTACGACCTGAGCAAGAGGATCATCGAGAACAGCGTCACAGCAGGGTTCGTCGAGGCTTACAACCTGTCCTACGCCGATGTGTACGACTTCGCAGCCACCAAGATGTCTCTCAAGAAGTGGGAGATCGAACTTGGGCTGCATCACCAGGAGCTAGGCCTTCCCTGGGACGAGAATGTTCCCGAGGAGCGCTGGGAAGAGGTGGCGGAGTACTGTGATAACGACGTTATCGCAACGGAAGAGGTCTTCAAACACCTCCATGCGGACTGGCAGGCCCGGCTTATGCTTGCCAAGCTGTCTGGTTTGACGCCGAATGACACGACGAACAAGCACAGTCAGTTCATTATCTTCGGGAAGAACAGGAACCCCCAGAGTGAATTCGTATACACCGATCTCAGTGAGCAATTTCCTGGCTATCAGTACTCTTTCGGTAAGTCTACCTACCGTGGCGAAGAAGTGGGCGAAGGAGGGTACGTCTATGCGGAGGAAGGGATCTACGTCGACGTCGCTCTTCTCGACGTTGCGAGCATGCATCCCACTTCAATCGAGTGTCTCAACCTCTTCGGAGACCGATACACTAAGCGTTTCGGCGAGATCAAGCAAGCCCGAGTAGCGATTAAGCACCACGATGACGCAACTGCCCGAGCACTGCTCGAAGGGGCTCTGGCCCCCTTCTTGGAGGAAGGCGTCGATTATGAGGCATTGGCCTTTGCTCTCAAGATCGTCATCAACTCCGTGTACGGTCTTACTGCGGCAAAGTTCGCCAACCCCTTCAAGGACCCCCGCAATGTGGACAATATTGTCGCAAAGCGTGGCGCTCTGTTTATGGTGGATCTGAAGCATTTCGTACAGGAGCAGGGCTTCGATGTTGCTCACATCAAGACCGACTCGATCAAGATCCCGAGGGCTACTCCCGAGATCATCGAGAAGGTCATGGAGTTCGGCAGGAAGTACGGCTACACCTTCGAGCACGAGGCTACTTACGACCGTATGTGTCTCGTGAACAAGGCCGTCTATGTCGACTACTGTGACGGGCACTGGAGTGCTACTGGCGCCCAGTTCCAGCACCCCTACGTCTTCAAGGAGCTCTTCTCGAAGGAGGAGCTGGATATTCGAGACGTAGCGGAAACCAAGAGCGTTACCACTGCTCTGTATCTCAACAATGGAACAGAAGAGAACCCTGTGATGGAGTTCGTCGGTAAGACCGGCGCCTTCGTCCCAGTGAATCGCGGAGGAGGGATTCTTCTCCGCGAAAAGGAAGGAGCATACCATGCCGCAGCAGGCAGTACCGGTCGCCGTTGGGTACAGTACGAGTCCTTTAAGGAATCCCATCCCGAGGACTGGAGGGAATGGGTCGACTGGAGTTACTTTGAGGGTCTTGCAGAGTCTGCGAAGGCTGCGATCGGAGAATACGGCGACTTCGAAGCCTTCACCCTTGGAGCTTGAGCCTTACGATTGGAGTCTTGGTACAGATGGCTGAAAAAGTAAACGTCTGGAACGCATATTTTGAGAAGGATATTGAGGACCGAGACCCGGTTCTTGACGATCCGATCATCCACAAGGTAGACCACGACCATTTCACACTCACGGTATACTCTCCTGACGGACGGGTGAGTAAATACTGGAATGCTCGGGTACTTAAGGATGAGCTGGGGTACTGCCGGATCGCATGTCCTCGAGAGAAGAAGATCCTCCACTTCAACTGGTTCAACTGGAATGCATTCTTCTTCTGCCAGGCTGGGATGAAGGAGCTCGTCATGATGCCTGATTCATCCCGTCGTACTGTTACTACTCTTATGAAGGAGGTGAAGTAATATGTGCGGACGCTGGCGTTGGGTTCACCTGTACGGCGGCCTCTGGTACCGCATGTGGGTTCAGGATGCTGGCTGCGGTCGAGTCAACTGGACCTGATCATATTTCAACAATCCTAGGAGGAGACCATTATGTGGAACATTGTTCGTTGGTACTACTACGAGCGAGTGTTCATGGGGTACAACCGCAACTACTGCCCCTTCAACACCATCTGTCAGTGAGAGGAGTCTGATATGCAATGCGGACACTGGGTCTAGAAGTTCTCGTTCTGGGACATGCGCTGGCATACCTAGTGGATTCAGGGGTCTTGCCTGGGTTGGCATAGCTACGCCTGAGTCCTGATCTGACAAAGCCCCCGGGTCTGTAAAATGGCCCGGGGGTACGCGTCAGGAACGTAGGGTATTATGAAGACCCTACTCTGAAAGGACACATCATGAACCCGATCGCTACTCTCGCTGTTCGCGCTGTCATTGAGACCTGCTCTGGTATGGTCATCACCCGCGCTCTCAAGCCTATTATCCAATCAGCGAGCGGCCTTACCAAGGTTGCTCTCTGGGTTGGTGTATTCGGCCTGAGTTCTGCAGGTGGTGCCATGGCAAGCAAGGTTGTCATCGACTCTGTGAACGAGGGACTGCAGTTCGGTGATGAAATCGTCGACTCAGACGACTGATCTCAAACCCTATATCCCGTAACAAGGGATATAGGTCTTTCTCAGAAAGGAGCACACATGGGAAAGCTTGTAGTACACGAGAAGTGCATCACGATCGACGACGACTTCCTCTCGTTGGAGGACTGCTTTGAGGCATTCCGTAGGAGCGTTGAGTACGCAGAGAGCCACGGTATCGAGGACACTCTGGTAATCTCCAGCTCGATCGACACGGTTGAGTTCCAGCGAGCAAACGGCAACAGCGTTCTCGTGACGTATGATGACGTTCACAAGGTAATTATCATGCGGATCTTCCTCAACGAGGGGGATGCGGTGATCAAGCCGATCTATATTTACAACCGCAGTGACTACCAGGTGTCCTGCAATTTCATGCGGTCAGTTCTTGGTGGGAATCTCGATCTCAAGAAGGAGTGGCTCATATGACTCAGTGAGAGATCATTGGGAAGTTCACCGAGAACTTCGAGTATACTGTGAATGGCGAGCCTCTGTCACATCCAGTCTGGGCACCAAAGAAGCCGAGCATCATCTACGCAGATATCCTCTTCTCAGGAGGAATCCGCACTATCTTGTTCAAGTGTCGACAGAAGAAGAACCTCACCCGGTTTATTTCTCGAGTCCTCGAGCTAGCACAGAAGAATCCGTCAAACATCCACCCAGACCTCCGATCCTGATATTCTAAGGAGCACAAAATGGCACGACCCCACAACATCACTCTCGAGAACGCACGCATCTTTTTCAAGGACTTCTCTGCCTCGGGTCCTTTCGCAGGTGGAACCAAGCGCACCTTCTGTGTTGAGGTTCCCGAGGACACAGTAGAGGCCCTTCAGCAAGACGGCTGGAACGTAAAGTCCCGGGAGTCTCGAAATGACCCGGATGCTGTAACCTGGTATCTCAAAGTCGAGGCGTCCTATCGAGCCCGTCCTCCGAAGATCGTTTGCATCCCGAACCTGACTCGACGGAGGGTGTACATCAACGAGCAGACGATTGACTCGCTGGACTATGTCGAGATCCTGAACGTGGATCTCACGATCAACCCCTATGTCTGGGAGGCGAACGGCAACACCGGTGTCAAGGCATATTTGGGCACCATGTATGTCACTATCGCCGAGGACCCGCTCGATGCGAAGTACGCCGATGAGGAGGTGGCGGCCTGATGCGACGCTACGGATTCTTCAACTTCCTGTTCGACATCTTCATGACTAGTGTGACGGGAGGATTCTGGCTCATCTGGGTGTTTATCCGAGAGATGCGCCGAGGCTGATTTTATACCCCCGGGGTCTGTAAAAGGGCCCCGGGGTTCGCCAATAGAAAGGACACACGAATGGCAAATGGTCTTATTGTTAGCGCAGACGATATTCGTAAGGCCGTTGAAGAGGCTGAGCGACAGGAGCGAGAGGCGCTTAAGAAAGCTCAGGAGGCCGATAGGGCTGCAGGCAAGAAGCCTCGGTCTGAGCTACACCCTGAGCGAATCATCAAACCTGGTCGAGAGATCGTGCTCGACTACATCAAGAACCCCGAGCGCCGGGCTGTGCCTCGGTGTAGGATCAAGGTCATGAACCGGGATAAGAAGGGGTACAGTTCCGGAAACGGATACGACTTCCTTGTAAGTATCTCGATGGTGCGAAACCGAGAGCTCGCTGATAATATAATGCGAGACCTTGAAGAGTTCGTCGACTATATTCTCGACGAGTACGACATTCCCAAGCGACAGCGAAAGTGAGCGAGACAATGACTGACTGGAAGATTACAAAGGGCCCAATCGACCTTGACGAGCTGGAAGCTTACCTTCAGGACCTGAGCGACATCCGAAACAAGGCGGACTTTCCGACTCTCATTTTTCGGGAGGAGGAACTGATTGTTACTGATCTCCTTCCCAAGTTCGCGGGTAAGCACCGCATGGTTACCGTTGACTCGAAGGGTCGGAAGAAGCTGTTCGATATCTCGGACCCATTCTATAGCGACGGCACATTCCTTTACTTCGCCGACGAGTATGTTGAGATCGGATGGCAGGAGTACCGCAGCCATTGGCAGAAGCTTGGTACTCGTCCAGACGCTATTGTGTGGGGAGGTATGCCGTACATCGTCTACTCGATCACCAAGATCGTCGGTGAGGACGCGCTGTATCTCACTATCGGGTCTAAGCCTAGTGAGAGGATAATGATCCGGTTCGACAAGGATACGGTCATCATTCGGGATCACACTCGACTCTCGGGCAAGCCCAAGTGGATCATCAAGTGCGCCAAGCAGGTTTCCTACCAGACGAAGTGGGACTAATATGGAACTGAATACAGAGGGATTCTACACGAAGCCACGGGTTATTCCTGGACTTAAGTTCCTGTCTCATATCACTGAGACTCGTAATAGCGGGAACCGAATGCCTGTATACTTCCCACTTCGAGGCACCATCGATGTCATCGACTACTGGATAAACGTTAGTGATCCGTTTGATGACTCGGTGGAGTTCCGAACGGAATGGGGTAAGAACGATGTCTATCTGAATGATATCTCGGAATGGGAGTTCGTTCAGTATCGCCCAAACACGCAATGGACCGCAGTCAAGCTCGAGAAGAAAAGGAGCCCACTGATGCAGCCTGAGAAGATTATCGATGCTATCGATTTCCAGGACTTCTACATGAAGGAGACCTTCGGTAAACTTAAGGAGGTTGTGGTTCTCTATCAGGAGAAGTTTCACACCGTTCTTGGGATGCAGAACAATCTTGCGAAGCCGGGTAACTACCAGCTGTACCTCATGAGAAAGCTCGGGGATACTATCCGGAAGGTCAATGTCAGCTCCAAGCAGCAGTTCGAGTACTACAAGAACGCCAATGCCTGGTCCATCGAGCCAACTGAGGTTCTGTATACCAATTACGCCGATATCAAGGAGCAGCTTCGCTCGGATGATGTCGTGTGGGTCTATGTCTCGGGGGTGAAGAAGAAGCTGAAGCGAGTCTCTGAGATCTCTCTTGGTCTTCTACACTTCACCTTCGTGAACGGCTCTGAGATCGAGCACTTCTACTCGACTCGGCGGGTTCGTCTTCGGGTTCGGGATGGAAAACTCGGTACGGAGTATCTTCTGGACCACGTCAAAAGGATGCACGTGTGAGCGAGGAGTGGTATGATACCCCTGCCCCTTATGAAGGATACCAGGCATCTTCTGAGGGGCGTATTCGGCACAAGAAGACCCAGCAGATCAAGAAGATCACCTATGACCATCGTGGTACGCCTCGTGTGACCATATATGGAAATGGGAAGACTGCTTCCTGTAGGGCCCATCACGTCATCTGGCACACCTTCTACGGGTGGATTCCCTATGGTTGCTGTGTCATTCCTCGGGATGGGGACTGGACGAACATCCGACCTGAGAATCTCGAGTGCGTCACTGTCAAGGAACTGCGGAAGCGGCAGTGGGCGGAGTATAACCGACTCATGGACGACATATTTGAGGAGACTCGAAAGGAGTTCGAAAACGAATGATAGTTACGTATCGCCCTGAGCAGATCCAGGCGGTGCGTCAACTGCGAAACGGCAGCATCTTGGCGGGTGGCGTTGGTTCAGGTAAGACTCTGACCAGCTTGGCGTGGTATCTCACGTCGGTTTGTAACGCCGCCTCGTTCGAGAAAGGGGGGTCCTTGGCTAAGAAGGTGGTCAAGGGCTCCCCTACGCTGTACGTCATCACAACCGCTAAGAAGCGGGACTCCCTTGAGTGGGAGGAAGAAGCTGCGCGTCTCGGTCTGAGTACAGATCCTGCATGTTCTTTCACTGGTTCATCCATTGTGGTGGACTCGTGGAACAACATCGGGAAGTACTCGGACCGGGAACACGCGGTATTCTTTTTTGATGAGCAGCGGGCTTCCGGCAGTGGGCGCTGGGTCAAGGAGTTCCTCAAGATAGCTAAGAAGAACACTTGGATCATGCTCTCAGCGACTCCTGGAGATGTCTGGTTGGACTACCTCCCGGTATTCATGGCACATGGATTCTATCGTACTCGGACGGAGTTCATGGATGACCACGTCATATTTGACAGATTCGCAAAATACCCCAAGGTCAAGAAGTATATAGGGGAGGCGAAGCTGCAGAGGCTGCGCCGGAGTATCCTTGTGGAGATGCCAGTGGAACGTCATACTACTCGGGTGAGGAAACGAATCCCATGTGAGTATGACCGAGAGCTGTACAAGCGGGTTGTGAAGACTCGTATGGACCCTTGGACGAATGAACCCCTTAGAGACGCAGGTGGGGTCTGCAGAACCCTGAGAAAGGTGGTCAGTGATAATGACTGGCGTTCAGACAAAGCCCTCCGCTTACTCGCAAGCCATGAGAGGACTATCGTATTCTACAACTACGACTATGAACTCGAGCGAATCCTTGCAATTGCATCTCGCCTTGGACTGCCTACGGCGCAATGGAATGGACATAGGCACGATGCTATTCCAGGAGGAGACCGATGGATCTATATCTGTCAGTACACCTCGGCAGCAGAGGGATGGAACTGTACTAGTACCGATACGGTTCTCTTCTGGTCCTACAACTATTCCTGGCGAGTGACGGAGCAGTGTGAGGGGCGGATTGATCGACTGAATACGCCTTACAAGGAGTTGAAATACTACTTCCTTGAGTCGGATTCTTCGATTGATGAGGCAGTGAAACGTTCGCTGAAGGCTAAAAAGGTCTTCAATGAGCGGGCATTTGCCTTGAAGTAGTGGCCACCCCTGGCCAATTATGGCCAAAAAAATATGTTACAGATGTGACTGATGTGACTCAAATAGGTCGCTGGCCAAAAAAATGGGCCAGGGGGTAAAAATCGACCCCGACTTTTCCTTGAAATTGCAACGAAAGGTCGGAAGTGGCCATTTTATATAAAATAACATAATTGATTGATGATGATGATTTTTTATATATATAAGAGTATAGGGATTTTTTCATTTTTGGGCAAGCCCGCTCTTTACGCATATTTGATGATGTTTGATGATGCTCATCGATCGAATTTTCACATCAGTCACATCTGTAACAAACCCCGCCTCATTTCGAACCACCCGGGTCTCCAACTAGTGTCCCTGCCCCATGTCGCGATCTCGGCATATAATGAATAGAAGGAATAGATAAAGCTTATCCCTTCTTATAGGCTTACCCAGAGGAGCACAACTATGCGTGAGTCTCAGTTTCAAGCTCAGCTAATCAAGAAGCTGAGTAAGATGCTGCCCGGGTGCATCGTTCTCAAGAACGATCCCAACTACATTCAAGGGATCCCAGATCTCATTATCCTATACAAGGATAAGTGGGCTGCCCTTGAAGTGAAGCGAGGCGAGTATGCCTCGGTCCGTCCGAACCAAGCACACTACGTTCGGACTATGCACGCGATGTCGTATGCAGCATTCATCTACCCCGAGAATGAGAGCGAGATTCTAGATGAAGTTCAACGATCACTCTGCGCTTAACGGCGCCCATGCTTTTCTATCCGCCAGTAAGTATCACTGGCTCAACTACTCACCCGAGAAGTTGATCGAGTCCTTCCGGACATCCCAGGCCGCAGTAAAAGGCACTCGTCTTCACGAGCTCGCAGCAGAGCACATTCGTCTGAAGATGCGCATGCCCCGAAACAAGGTGACATTCAATAATTATGTTAACGATGCTATTGGGTTTAGGATGGAGCCGGAGCAAGTCCTGTTTTACTCGGTCAACTGCTTTGGTACTGCTGACGCTATCTCCTTTGACAAGAGCCTACTTCGCATCCACGATCTGAAGACCGGGGTTCATCCAGCCAAGATCGATCAGCTCATGATCTATGCCGCCCTCTTCTGCCTCGAGTATGATGTGAGGCCCGGCGAGATCAATTATGAGCTTCGGATCTATCAGAACGACGATATTCTCGTCTCAAACCCCGAGGCGGACGAAATCGCCCCCATCATGGATACCATCATCCAGTTCGACAAACTGATCGAGAAGATTAAGGAGGAGGAAGCCTAATATGACGGATCTAGCCCACTATGGTGTACCACGCCGCTCTGGGCGGTATCCGTGGGGATCTGGTAAAGACCCCCACCAGCATTCTGGCGACCTTCTGTCGACTATCAAGGACCTCAAGGCCAAGGGTCTCAGTGAAACTGAGATCGCCAAAGGTCTTGGAATGACCACTACCCAGCTTCGAGCCCAGAAGTCCATTGCTAAGAACGAGAAGCGTAAGGCTGACGTTGCAATGGTGGCCCGGCTCAAGGAGAAGGGGATGTCCAATACGGCTATCGGTCGTCGAATGGGCATCAACGAGTCTTCTGTCCGAGCTCTTTTAGACCCCACCCTCAAAGAAAGGGCGGGGAGTACTGAGGCTCTGGCCAAACAACTCAAGAAAGAGGTTGGCAAAGACGGTCTCGTCGATGTGGGGCTTGGCGTTGAGGTCAATATGGGTGTCACAAGCACCAAAATGAAGACTGCCACCGCCATGCTCGAGGCTGAGGGCTATCACGTCCACAAGGTGAAGGTTACTCAGCAGACAACTGGAAAGCAGACCGAGATGAAGGTCCTTGTTCCTCCCGGAATGGACTACAAAACGGTTCTTGCTAAGCGGGGAGAGATTAAAGCCCCCGGTGTCAATATTGAGGACGGGGGTCGTACCGTCTACGGCATCGAGAAGCCCACCTCTGTGTCAAGCAAGCGGGTCAAGGTTCGCTATGGACCTGAGGGTGGTGCCGACATGGACGGCGTAATCGAGGTCAGACGAGGAGTCAAAGACCTATCCCTCGGTTCTTCGAGCTATGCCCAGGTTCGCATCTCTGTTGATGGCACGCACTACCTCAAGGGTATGGCGATGTACTCGGATGACATCCCTAAGGGATATGATCTCCGGTTCAACACCAACAAGAAGCCCACTGGGAATAAGTTGGACGCCCTCAAACCACAGACTGGGGATCCTGCAAACCCATTCGGTTCTGTCATTCGCAAGCAGCTCCACTATACTGACAAGAACGGTAAGAAGAAGCTGTCTGCAATGAACATCGTCAACGACGAAGGAACCTGGGGTGACTGGTCCAAGACCCTGAGCTCCCAGTTCCTTTCAAAGCAGCCTGTCTCTCTTGCCAAGCAGCAGCTGCAGAAGGTTCGTGACAAGCGCCGTGCCGAGCTTGAAGAGATCATGGCCCTTACTAATCCCTCCGTCAAGAAGAAGCTGCTGCAGTCTTTTGCAGACTCAGTGGACTCTGATGCTGTGGATCTTAAGGCCGCCTCCCTTCCAAGACAGGCAAGCCAGGTAATCCTTCCCGTCCCTAAGATGAAGACCACGGAGGTTTACGCCCCCAACTTCAAACATGGGGAGAAGGTTGTCCTGGTTCGTCACCCTCATGGTGGACGCTTCGAGATTCCTGAATTGACCGTCAACAACAAAAACCCCCATGCCAGAAAAGCAATAGGGACTAAGGTTAAGGACGCAATCGGAATCCACCCCAAGGTTGCAGAACGTCTGTCTGGTGCAGACTTCGATGGTGACTCGGTTCTTTGTATCCCGAACAATAGCGGTAAGGTCAAGACCTCCCCGGCTCTTAAAGGGTTGAAGGACTTCGACCCCAAAGCTATGTACCCTGGGTATGAAGGAATGCCCAAGATGTCAGACAAGAACAAGCAGCTTAAGATGGGTGAGGTATCTAATCTGATTACCGACATGACCATCAAAGGTGCCACTCAGTCTGAGATTGCCAGGGCTGTTCGACACTCCATGGTTGTAATTGATGCACAGAAACACCACCTCAATTACAAGCAGTCGGAGCTTGACAACGGAATTCCAGCCCTCAAGAAGAAGTACCAGGGTAAATCAAACGGTGGGGCATCCACTCTGATTTCCCGTGCTGGTTCTACTGCCTACCTTCCTGATCGAAAAGCCCGGTCCGCTTCAAAGGGTGGGCCTATCGATAAGAAGACAGGTCGTAAGGTTTGGGAAGAAACGGGGAAGACCTATAAGAAACCCATCTTCGATGAAGACGGGGAGACTATTAAAGGTTGGAAGACAGAGAAGAGTATTGTTAAATCCAAGAAGCTAGCCGAGACTCATGATGCATTCTCCCTGGTTTCTAAGGACGGCAGTACCATTGAGACGGTGTATGCCAACCACTCCAATGCTTTGAAGGCTATGGCCAATGAAGCAAGGAAGGCTACACTAGCAATCCCCTCTGTCAGGAAAAACCCCCAGGCCTCCAAGACCTATGCCCCTGAGGTTAAATCCCTTAAGGCTAAAGTTAACGAGGCCCTCCGGAATAAACCCCGAGAACGCCAGGCTCAAGTCCTTGCCGACGCAGTCGTTAGGGCTAAGAAGCAAGCTGATCCAACATTGGCCAAAGATAAAGAGCGCTTATCTAAAGTACGCCGCCAGGCTTTAGCCGAGGCCCGTTCAAGAACGGGGGCTGGTAAGAAGCCTTTCACACTGACACCTAGAGAGTGGAGAGCCATTCAGGAGGGTGCCATTTCACAGGCTGCTTTGAACAAGGTTCTTGAACTGGCCGATGAGAAGTCAGTAAGAGAGCTGGCTACACCAAGGGCTCAGCCTAAGCTGTCGTCCAGCATGGTGTCCAGAGCCAAGGCTATGAGTGGTAGAGGCAAGACTGCTGCTGAGATTGCTGAAGCTTTGGGTGTTTCAACATCAACCGTACACCGTGCTCTAGATGTAGGGTAGGACCATGGCTATGGTATACTACTACACACAGGGCCTCTACACAGGAGGTCTATCATGGCTAGGATGCTAAGCACAGTAGACAATCCTTACGATCCAAGAACTTCTTGGGAAGAATGGTTTGCTTACGACACCACCCATGGGTACCACACCTGTGGGCTGGTGGCTAGGCTGTGCACATCGACAGATTCTTTGACTGAAAATCTTGAAGTTGAAGAAATTGAGAAAACAATTGATCGAATTCTTCAACTTGATGGAACAAACTTCTATCAAACATTTGAAGTTGAAGATTAATTTGTTTTCTTGAGCCTTGATGGGGGGAGGGGGAGTCGCCTAAATGACCCCCCGCCCTCATCGTCGCGCCCTCCATC